TAATTTATTTAGATTGTAAAGGAAGATTTACACGAAACGATTTTATCAACGGGGTTTACACATATTCGTGGGATAAAGCAAGATGGGACAGATTAAGAAACGAAGGTTGGATAGATGTATGGAGACATCGTAATAGAACAACTATAATGTACTCTGTATTTAAGACTTCGTGGAAATGCTCTCAAATGATAAGTAGGATATATAGAATCCTATTAGGTGAGGAAGACTTACCCACTTCAGAAAGAAGTGTATTTTATAATAATAAATCATATACAGATAAAGTTTATAATAAAGCTATAGATGATATGATAAAAGATAAAGATAGATAACTATGCCAACATTTAAAAAAAGTACAGGGTTTAATATGAAAAATAAAGGAAACTTTAACTTTAAAAATACAGGAAACTTTAACTTTGGAAACACAATGGATCTTAACGTAGATAGATATGGACCGTCTGCATCAGCAGAACAAAGAGCAGCAAAAAAGAAAAAGAAAAAGAAAAAATCATATTAGCATGTGGAGTCTATTTAAAGACAAAAACGAAATAAACGAAAAGAACGTAGTTGGATTCTCGTCTTTTGTAGTAATGTGCTTATTTGCTATAGCAGATTTAGTAACTAGTTTTATGTTCGTTGATGGAACATTAGTAATTAACGAAGTGATATATAATTCGTTCGTGTGGGTAACGCTAGGATGTTTTGGTATTAGTTCATTTGAAAAAGTAAAAACAAAATAAAATGGCCAAAAAATTCAAATCTCATATGATGTATAAAGGTAAAAGTGCTATAATGGCTAATACTTATAAAAAACATTTAGAGTTAAAGAAAAAAGGTTATGGACATACAAAACCAAAAAAGAAATAATGTTAAGTAAACTATTTTCCGGAGGAGCAGCAGATCTTGTAAAAGGCGTTGGAGGAGTAATAGATAATCTACATACTTCTGCTGAAGAAAAGCTAGAAGCAGAAAGAAAAATAAAAGAATTAGTTGCTAACTATCAAATAGAAATGGAGAAAAACATTACTAGTAGATGGGAAGCGGATTTAAAATCAGACTCTTGGCTAAGTAAAAATGTTAGGCCAATGGTTTTAATATTTTTAATAGTATGCACCATGCTATTAATATTTATTGATGCTGGTGCGATAAAATTTAACGTAAAAGATTCTTACATAGATCTTTTGCAGTTAGTATTAATAACAGTGATCGGCGCTTATTTTGGCGGTAGGTCATTAGAAAAAGTAAAAAAATAAAATTATGGGAATAAATTCAACAGAAGTCTCTTATGGCTTCGGACAAATGGGATCTGTATTTAATAATACCGTGTCCGCTGTTACACCTCCAACTGGCAAGGTATTTGTAGCAATTACGTTTTTGGCTGACACAACTTTAAACACAACCGCTGGATTAGTTGCAGATAACGATGCTGCTAACGGTTTGGAATATGCTGGAACTGGTACTGCTGCTCACGATTTATCAGTTAGTTCTGAGACAGCAGTATCTGGTGGTGGTGGTAAAGCTGTTGTTACGGCAACTGTTTTTCCTAAGGGAGTTACGATATACGGTCGTTGGACTAAACTTACTACAGTTACTTCAGGTACGTATATAGCTTACATAGGGAACTAATGTTAGGATTAGGAAATATAATTCCAAATGCAGGTTCTATTACACCCGTGTTTAATAATGATTATAGCATATCACTAGATGGAGACAATGATTATATTGAATTAAATGCCGCTTCAAGTATTGCCGGCTGGCCGACAATATATCAAAAAGGGAGCATATCAGTTTGGGTAAAAGTGGACACGACCTCCTCTAATGGCACAATAGTAAGTTTGTTGCAAGATTCTAACAACTTTATATCTCTATATTACGACGCTGCGAGTAATTCAACTGTAGCAGCGTGGAAAGTTAACGGTAGCGGTAGTGTTAGCACAACTTTAGCTTCTGACAACCCTACCGTAGAAAATACCGGAAATTTTCATCATATAGTTTACTCTTGGGTACAAGCTGATAAAATAAGACTTTATATAGATGGAAATCTTGCAGATGAAGAACCAGGTGGCGGTAGTCAATTACCCGCCTGGGGAGTGGTCTCTCCTAACGCAAGTAATATCGATTATCTTGCTATTGGTCATGATTCAACTAATGGTGGTGGTGACGATTCTAGTGTTCACTTTAATGGAAATATAAATAATTTCTCATTGTGGAATGACGAGCTGGATGCCACCGATGTTTCATTAATTTATAATAATAATGTGCCAAATGACGTTATGACTATAAGTTCTTTAGAACCAGAAAGCAGATGTATTGCATATTACAAATGTGAACCTGATGGTGGGGTCGCATCAACAAAACTAGTAAACTCTAGCATTTTAGGATTTGGCAACGACGCCGCTTTGAAAAATGGAGCTAGTTATACTAAAAATTAGTATAAAATAAATTAAATATTAACTTAAATTAAATAAAAATGGCAACAACAAAAGTAAAAGGAACAAGTAAAAAAATCAAAGAACTTAAAGGTATCAAACCTGAGAAGGTTACCGATGAGCAATTAAAAAGAATTCAAGAGACTGTAAGTATTATAAATAGAGCGCACTCAGAAATAGGTACTATAGAGACAAAAAAACACGCTTTAATGCACCAAGTTTCTGCCAGTCAAGAAGTGTTACACACATTGCAAACGGAACTCGAGAAAGAATACGGTACTGTTGATATTAATATTAACGATGGTACTATAAACTACGCAAAGGAAGATGGCCAAGCTAATTCGTAAGATTTCTGTAGGTAAAGATTATAAAAATGACGCTATGCACTATGCCGTGGGGCAAGAAGTGTATGGCGGTCATACTATCTGTGATATATTAGAGGAAGACGAAAAGTACTCTATATATATTAAAAAGAATAAAGACGTTTTACCTTGGAAAGATTTCAATAAAAACATGGCGGTATCTGTAGAGTATAATCTCGAGTACTAATGAAAAGCGTTCACAACTTTGTTGTAACGCCAAAAGGAGAAAGATATAATAATACTACAAAAGTTGGTGATTCAGAATTAATACTTAATACTGAAATTTTTAATCATCAATATGTAAATAGAGAGGCAACTGTTATATCCACACCAATAGCGGGACACACGGAAATACAAGCTGGAGATACAGTTATAGTGCATCATAATGTTTTTAGAAGATGGCACAACATAAAAGGTATAGAGAAAAATAGTAGAAGCTACTTTAATGAATCTACTTATTTTATAAACCACGATCAAATCTTTTTATACAAAAGAAATAAAGAGTGGATAGCTCCAAAAGGTTATTGTTTTGTAAAACCTTTGAAAGCAATAGATCAATTTAATATTGAATCTGAAAAACCTCTACAAGGTATTGTTAAATATTCAGACGGTACAGTAGAAGTAAATGACTTAGTTGGCTTTAAACCAAGCAGTCAATATGAATTTATAGTTGACGGCGAAAGACTATACAGAGTTTTATCAAATTTAATTACAATCAAATATGAATATCAAGGAGACGAAGAAGAATATAATCCAAGCTGGGCAGAGAGCAGTTGAAGAGCTGATTAAGGTCGCTAAAGAACCTATTGTAGATTCAGACGACGATATATCAGCTGATAGATTAAAGAATGCTGCAGCTACTAAAAAACTAGCTATATTTGACGCATTTGAAATACTTAACAGAATCCAAGAAGAAGAAAACTTGCTTGAGGGCAAAGCACCTGAAGAGACAAAGGAAACGGTCTTTAGAGGATTCGCAGAAGGTAGATCTAAGTAATGTACGAGCAAAGTTTAGTTAAAACAATAGAACCAATTAAAAAAACGACTATTAGTCGTCTTAACAAATCTAAAAAATGGAAATATGGATATGATAAAGAACATGATATTGTTGTTATCTCAAAAACGGGAAAAATTGGTGAAGTTATTGAAATCCAAGGTTTGCAAATTGGCTTGCCGTTGGAACCAAAAGGAGTGTATGTGCACCCCAAAAACAAATGGGTAAAATTTGAACAACCTAAAGAATTATCTCGCTTAAAAAATATATTTGATTGGAGAAACTATCCTGAAGAAAAAAAAGATCAGTGGTACGATTATATAGACGAAGAATTTAAAAGAAGAGATGAGGGGTTTTGGTTTATGAATAATGGTAAGCCAACCTATATAGTAGGAACTCACTACATGTATTTACAATGGAGCAAGATAGATGTTGGAGCTCCAGATTTTAGAGAAGCAAATAGATTGTTCTTTATATTTTGGGAAGCTTGTAAGGCGGATAAAAGGTGTTATGGTATGTGTTACCTAAAGAACAGAAGATCAGGGTTTTCGTTCATGTCGTCTGCAGAAACAGTTAATTTAGCCACTATATCGAGTGATAGTAGATATGGGATACTATCTAAAACAGGTTCAGATGCGAAAAAAATGTTTACAGACAAAGTTGTTCCTATATCAATTAACTATCCATTCTTTTTTAA